GTAAGTCTGACACATACGATTGCCAGTATACACATTCTGATCAACAAGGCATGTATGATGGATTACCAGTGGCTGAACAAGCGTTTTTGCGTGGCATTCCGGATATGGATAATCGATTGCGAATGAGGTGTAAGAAAGAGAAACCCAGAGAACGCAAATCTTCAGATTCAGGTAGTGATAATAGGAGTGCCTCCCAAACGAGGTCACACATAGCTGTTGAAACTACCGAGGTTACCCAGGGATTTACCACAGATGAGCAAGCTAATGAGCAAAAAGTTGTGGACATCCCGGAGGAACCGTTGACCTTTAAAGATTACGAAGTGTACAATAAAAATTTGTGTCCATCAGAGGTTGGTTATAATTTGCTGGACCCTCGACGGCCAGAGCACCGTATTGCCTGGCGTTGTGGGTACTTGACATATAAAATCGTGAGCTTACCAGAAAAACTTGTGTCTCATGCAATTTCTACTCATATAGGTTTAACGGTGTCAGATAAAATGATGGACTACATTCGCCATCTTTTAGCTAACACAATTAAAGCCAAGGACACTCTGTTATTTAAAAGTTTTGACAAACAGGAGCTGTTGTCGAAGACAAGCAATGATGTCAAAGATTATGTGATAGAGTATCTTCCAAGAGTAGTGTTGCAGCACCAGGTCATAAGGAAGCACATAGACCGAGAAAGTGACACAACTGTGCATATAACACGCGGTCTTTTAAACTTCGTGGCCCTCCTTTTGTATATCATGGTATATTTCACTTGTACGCTGTTGACATTCCCATTAAGGTGGACTTTAAAGACAACGGAAGGTTTACTGGAATTGGCGAAAGATCCAAGCTCGCTCTTAAAACGGGCAACTTCATTTGCCAACCCGGTAGAAAACCTTTTGTTGATATTAATAACACCAAGCGTACTGTATTCACTGGTATACGGCACGACATGGTTGAGAGTAGGCTTACTCCTAACTCTCTTAGTTACGCTGCATACAGATTATTCCATGACAAAGCTGGTTTTGAGCAGCTTGTTGTTTACCAGGCTATTTCTACCAATGCTGTTGAACTTGATGATTATGCTGATTACTTGGCTGGCCTACTTCAGTTTGAAATGGCCACTCATGATCATATTATTAGTGTCCGTGACGAGTCTAATAAAAATCATCCAAAGAAACGATTGCGTCAGAGAGCATTTAAGCAACTATATGAAAGGGGGGAGATCGCTGATCCAGGGGACATATACATGTATGAGAACAG